CTAAAAGTATATTAATATATTAACGTTATTTTTTTAAGTCTTGTTATATCAATTTTTTAGATTATATATTATAATTAATTATAATATGTAATTTTCTTTAATTATACTCTTATATTATAATTAATACAAAAGTATGTAGTATAATATATAAAGCAAAAAAATCCACTAGTTTGAGTATGCTAACCCACCCATTCCACTCATAATACGCAACACATTGTAATTGACTGCATAAATATATAATGCGGAATCTGAATTGAGGTTATTCAACGATGGAGCACCAGAAACAGAAGTATTAATAAAGATCAAGTTCAATTGAGTGTTATCAATACGAGACAAGTTACAAGTACCAGAAGGTTGGTGTTGTTCAGCATGTAAAGCAAAAGAGTATACATTAACACCATCAGCAGGTGTACGAGTATGATGTTGATATGGTTGGACATAGTTAAAGTATGGACCTTCACGAATGTCAAATCTATCATGACCGTTTAATTGGATCAATGCTTGAGAAACTGGATTACCAGTACCATCGAGGTAAACACCATAGTTGTTGTATTGGAATACTTGAACATCATTAGTGTTTACACCGTTTGCAGTGTTAAATCGGTTATCAGTCCAAGATGAAACTGGGACAGAGATATCACGAATAGTTAAAGCATGAGCTGTGGTATTAACTGCAACAGTGAATACTGTTGGATCATCAGATGGACCAACACCAGTAACAACAATGGTTACTGCTTCAATGCTATCTGCCAAATCTTGGTTTGCGGCTTGGAAGACAGGGTTATCTAACAAGTAGATTTCCCATGGAACTGAAGTTGAATCCGTGAAAGCACCAGTTGTAGCGATTTCTAAGTTAACTAAGATGTTTGCACCATCAGAGTTTGTAACTTGGTAAACACCACTGACACTACCAACAACAAGACCTGGAGCTGGGGAAGCAGCGGATGAATCAAGAATGACCATACCAGTTGCAATGTTATCAGCTGCAGCTTGTAATGCTGAAGTCCAGTCATCTGAATCAGAATAACCTAAGAAAGCATTACCAGTTGAAGTTGAAGGATTGTAGTTACCATTGACAACAGCCCAAACTAATTCTTTACAAGGATGGTTAAATCCGAGTTTTATTTTGACTGTGTTGGTTTGAGCGGATTCGGTACCAGTGAATTGTAATTGTTCAATCAAGTATTCGTGTCCGACTTGAGCAAATCGTCTACGTTCTTCAGAATCAAGGTAGATGTAATCAACCAATAAACTTGCATCTTGCATCATGATTTGATCAACATTGAAATCTGGAGTTTGAACCATCAAACGTTCAGCTTGAGTGAATTCAAATTGTAATTGAACTTCGTGGTATTGCAATGCAATTAATGGCAATGCTAAACCAGTGTTTCGGTTGAACCAGAATTGTAAAGGAATAAACAAAGTGTATGGATCTTTTACAGATAGATCAGTGTTAACTAAATCTAATCGTGTTAAAGCTGGAACATCGCCAATCATTGCTTCATAACCACGTTCTTGTTCAACAGTGTGTGATAATTCATACCAAATATCCATCCATTGACCGTATTGTTTATCGATCTTTGAACCTCCAATATCAACTTCAACTGAGTTGATCAAAGCATGACCAAGTCTTCGAACCCAAGCAAATTTACCATTACCATCTTTTGATGTAACAGATGCGAGTTCGACTTTTAAGTACATGTGAGTTATTAAGTCTCCGTTTCGTGTAACAGTGACAGTAGTTCTACGACCGAAGTCTGGATTACCGTTCAATGTTAATTCAATGACTTCCATTGCAAAGTTAGTGTGTCGTCTGTACACAACTTTAAAGAAAGTGATCTGTGGATTTCCTGTTAAATAGACGTCTTGTGCGCCATATGCTACGAGTTGCATTAAACCTCCTCCCATTTAGATTTATAGTATTATATATTGTGTTCAGAAAAAATTTTATTGAAATTAATTCAAAATTGCAATAAATATTTGTCTTATTATATTTCTATATTTTGTATATTCCTGATCACAATCTTACTATATGTTTTAATATATCTTATTAATATGTAAAACGTGTGGATATTAGCAAGCTGTATAACTTTACATACTTATATTAAACTGAGTTTATTTCTAGATCAAAACGAAATAATTTTCGGTTCAAACGAAATAATTTTTGTTAAAAATAATTTTACATCAAAATCTTGATAAAATTTATCATTATCAGATAAATTATTAAATTGTTTTGACAATACGTATTTTTTTGGTCCTAATTGCTGAACACGCCAACCTAATAGTTGAGCATTGTATATTGTTGTCATTTGTAATAAATATGAGGCAAATTCCTTTTCTTCTTGCATTTATTTTATTTAAAATAATATTAATATTTTTGTATAATTATGGTATATATATTTTTGTACTTGAATCTGACACATTAAACACTGCATCGCACATTAAACAGATATTAATTACTTGTGTAATGTCGAAAAGACTGGTTTTCTTTATTTAGTGCGTTTAAACTTTTTATCTATTTTTAACCACACTGTTTTAAAAAAATAAAAAAAATAGTTTTTAAATTTAAAACCAAAAATAATTTAATTTTATTTGTTATTCTTGCATTATATTCAAAATATAATTTTATTTTAATTTATGGCAAATCAAAATATAATCTAACTCACAATATGCAAATACAAAAAAATAGACTTAAAGATCTTTGGTCTATAAAGTATTTATAAACATTTACAATTACAACGGTTACAATGTCAACCTCCTTTAAGTACAAACCAGATAAGATTAAGTACCTGAACAACATCGATACACTTGATGGTACACATCGAAAATTTGCATCAGAGTTTGAAGTAAGACGATCTCAAGTTCCAGAAAAAAAGAAACGTGTGGAACGGTTCGAAAAACAACTCGAAAAACTCAATAACAAAAACAAGGAAGAATTTACGCTTGAAGATATTCAAAAAAGATCAAAATTAAAAACAGATATTAAAAAATTAAGTGATGAAATTTTTGATATTGAAAATAACATTTCTGAACTGGATTATTATAGCAAAACAATGCCAATATTAATGGAATATTATGATGTATTGGAACAAACAATGAAAAATGTTTCAAACACACCAATAAAAATAGTCAACATTGATTCTGATGTTATTGATAAAGGTGGTAAAGTGGTAGGAATTAAAGGAACTGAAGACACTGGAAATTTGGGAAATTTAAATGATGAAGAATGTCAACTAAAAAAATTAAATTTACAAAGTCAACAAAAAAGAAAACCTAAAAAAATTACAAAAAAACGTGTAAAAAAACAAAAAACACAAACAAGAAAAAGTATATTGAATTTTTTTATTAATAATACTGATGACAGTACTGTCGAAACAACAAATACTGAAAGAAATACAGAAACCGCAACTGAAACAAACACTGAAGCATTCGCTACAGACAAAGATGATAAAAACAATAAGACAAAAGAAAATGAAAATGAAAAAGAAAAGGAACTAGATGAAATTCCAAATAGACGAGAAACACCGAAAATTAAAAAATTCAATCGTGCATCATTATTTGATGATTATTTGTACATGATTGATAGATCATACGTTAGTACAAAAAAGCAACGCTACAATCCAATCCGTATGTGCACAAGTTGTAATATAGAAAAAAAACTAATACACTCAGATGGAATGTACGTATGTACAGACTGTGGTGAATTTGAACCTGTGATTATAGAATCAGAAGTACCAAATTTTAAAGACCCAGTTTCAGAAAAACCAGCCTATCCTTACAAACGAATAAATCATTATATGGAATGGTTATCACAATTCCAAGCCAAGGAATCTACCGAAATACCAAAAGAAATTTACGAAAAAATTACATGTGAAATGAAAAAACATAGAATACGTAGCACAACAACAATAACAATTCGACAAATGAAAGAAATTTTAAAAAAATTACGACTTCATCAATATTATGAACATGTACCACACATTATTAGTAAAATAACAGGGCTCCCACCCCCAACAATAAGTCGTGATACTGAAGAAAAACTTAAAATAATGTTTAAAGAAATTCAGCAACCATTTTCAAGGCATTGTCCTTCATCTCGAACTAATTTTCTCAGTTATTCTTATGTTTTGCATAAATTTTGTCAATTGTTGGAATTGGATGATTTTATCAAATGTTTTCCATTACTTAAAAGTCGGGAAAAATTACGTCTTCAAGACAAGATTTGGAAGAAAATATGTGAGGATTTGCGGTGGCAGTATTATCCGAGTATTTAATTTAGAATTTTTAGAACCATTCGATATTTTATATATAAAAATCTTAATTTAAAAATTTTTATATTTGAATTCATAAATTGTATAATTTTATTTAATTATTTATATATATACACCGAATGTCGGTTTCATTTTCTTCAATAACGACAACTGGACCAACCAACCTTGTTGGGTTTTTAACAGCAGGTGGGCTCAATACGGTCATCTTATTATCCATACGCATTATCATATACATTTAGTGGTGCTGGAACATTTAGAGCAGTAGTTTCATATAGCATCTCATTTTCATCATCAGTTTCTAGCAATGGAAATGCAATACATATTTTTTGTTATGATTCAACTTCTTTTCAAAATATAGCTGAAATTCAATGGTATGCGCCTGGAACAAACTATGGTGGAAATATGACGTGTACAAATAGCGGAATTTCTTTAAATTCGACATTTACAGGAGGTGGCACATATACTTTTAATTTAGCAGTTGTACCAACAGCGAATGGCACAATGTATTCGTTAGGAAATGTTTTTACAGTTTACCAAATACCAGCATAAAAACATAAAAAAATTGATATTTGGTTTTATTAAATAAACGAAATATAAAAATGATAAAGTAAATAGCCACCTATTATTAGATTTATGCAAAACACAAATAACGAAGAACATTTTGAATATAGTGATATAGAACCAAAATATGATTTTGTTTCTGCGGAAAATGATGAAGTCAATAATGAAAATAAATATAATGAAAAATATAAAAATGCTCTAAAAAATATATTTAATGGAAAAAAATTTAATATTGATGATTTTGCAGATAATCCGGAAAATGATATACATCATACAAATATGGAAGATATATATGAATATAATAAATTATCGCATTTTAATAATGTTTATGAAAAATATTGTCGTAATGCACAGGATATCGGTATAAATGATGAACTTTATGAAAAAATGAATAATGTATTAAAAGAACGATTTGGTATTGATCTTGAAGAAAGTGATGACGAAGAAAAAGAGGAAGAAAATAAAGAGGAAAATATAAATGATGAACCCGATTACAGTTATGGAAAATTTTACAATTATGTACCAGAATTTGAACCAGAATTTAAATTTAAACCAGGAGTTATTAATTTTAATAATTTACATGCAGATCAATATATGTCAAATGATGGAATAACAATTGATAGTGATGAATCAGTAGATTATATATATGATATTATTAAAAACATGAAATATGTTGAATCTGAAAATATGAAAGCACGTCTCTCTACAATAGTTCAAAGTTTAAATGATGATACACTTTCTGAATTAACAAAAAATAATCCAATATTAGAAAATATTGGATTATTTTTAAAAAAACTATCAAATCGTGTTGAAGAAGATTCTACCATTAAAGAAAATAATAAAGAAGAAAATGGAGAAGTTGATATTGATATTTACGAATTAAAAGAAAATATCAAT